TGATAATCAATGATGTGTGCACTTTTTATTTCTATAATAATTAAAGCGTAAATTTGTATGAAGACCAAAGCGGAACTAGAAATCGATGAGTTGATGAAAAAAAGGGATGAGTTGGAAGTAAGATTGAATTTAATAGTTCAAAAGCTTAGGTTAACAATAATAAAACATAGCATATTAAATGTTACTTCAAATAACTCAATTAACGGAAGATGATAGCTACGAGTTTGGTGATGGCACAGAGCCATCAGAAGCTTGGATAAATATCCATTTGGTTGAATCCGTTACAGATGATGAAGAGGATAAAGATAAGTGCTATGTGTATATGCAATCACAGGACTACTTCTACATAGATGAGAGCTCAGACTCTTTTATTAAGAGATATCAAGAGGCTTTATACGGAACGGTGTTAACTAGATTCTACGATAAAACAAATAGGCAAACATAAGAAGCTCTCTCATAGTTGGTGGTGTTTTGGTTTCCCCTCAGGTAAAAACTGGGGGGTTTTTAATAAAAAGCTCCATCGTAGAAACGACAGAGCTTACCTTTATTTCAAAAAAACACACAAAACTATTTTTGTTTATACTCCTTTATAGCGTAAGTAATTAAACCTACTAAAGTAAGTACATATAATGATCTACTAAACCAATTCCAAGCTAAAGGATTAAACTCATTTACAATAAATGCAAATGGTAGATAAACCCCTACGAGCAAAATTAGTAAATTAACCACTACATCTTTGTAATTTGTTTTCATAATCATTAATTAAAATGGTAAATTTTTAGCTGGTTGGCCATCTTTAACCCAAGTGTCAAGCTCAATATAGAAACCTGCTTCACCTGGTGTAGATCCTTTCTTTTCTTTAATAAGGATATTAGCCCAACCATTATTAGTTGCTGCAAAATCATTCATCTTCTTTAAATCATCTGGGCCGAATGATACTTTCTTAAACTCCCCAAATGCCGTTTTCATTGTTTGTGACCTTCCTAGGAAAATCTTTTCTTTACCTGCTGCCATGTTATTTATTTTTGGTTATTAAATGCTACTGTTATTCTTTGGTTCTGCCTTAGAGTTTTGTAAGATTACTTTAAGCTGAGGTCTATGCTTTGTATCTATTGCAAAATCTACTAACACCTGATGCAAAAAATCATAGGTTTCTTGTGTAAACTCATCCTTTGCTTTCTTAATTGTCTTAGGTGCTTTCTCTATCTTATTTTCTATTTCTACTTTTTCCATTTTACTTTGTTTTATCTGCCTTGGCCTCTGTAATCTTTTGGCCTAGGACTATGTTTATTAAATGATTTCTTTACTCTACCTCGTTTCCTTGAGCCGAAGCTCACCTTTGATGAACTCCCAGTCTTGACTTTCGCCATCTTGATTATATATTTTAACTATTATTGATTCATCTCTAATCTGCTGACATAACATTGCAGTTCCCCCTGCCATAGCTAACTGCTCTAAAAAAACCATCTGATCCGAAGAGAGTCTGTCACCAATAGCTTTAATCTCGCAGCAAACAAAGTGACCATACTTCTTACTATAACCAATGATGTCAGGAACTCCTTTCCTTCCTATGAATGCTCTGCCTCTAACTGCTAAGTTATTATTCCTCCATACTTCATTGCCATTATCCTTTAGATAATCCATCATCATCTTTGTTAAATCACTTGCAGATATGTAGGCCATGTACCAAAATTACAATATATTATTAATATATTGTTAGTACCACCTGATTAGTTCTTCTGTTGGCATCTTAACATACTTAATTCCATCCTTTACTTTTATCTCACCTATTCGCCAGTATCTCCTTGCTTTAACCCTTAAGAACTCTGCTCTTATAAAAACTATTCTATCCCTTAAATCAAGGTTAAATGCAAAAAATTCTGCTCTTGTGTCACTTATGCCACTAGGCTCACCATTATTTTCGTACTCAAGTAAGAAATACTTTTTCTTTAGTGCTTCGGTTTGATGTATGACAATAACCTTAGTACTCTTAGCAAATAGCTTAATAGCTTGGTAAGTTCCATCCTTAGCCTTGGCTTCTTCTATGGCAAATTTCCGCTTATTCCGATACCCCTTATGTTGCATAAATTAAACTAGTTTTATTCCTAATTTGACCTCTCAACATTTGAGCTAAATGGCTTTTTTCTATTCCTTTAATAATAGAAGCCTCTTTGATTGAATCATAAAATATACCATTATTAGTATCAACTACTATTTTATTATTAATCATTTTCTTACTTGCTATTTTTAATCCATTTTTATAAGCGTGTTTTTGATTTTCTGAGCTCGTAACCCATTCTAAATTATTAACATTATTATTGGTTTTGTTTCCGTCTTTATGGTTTACATACTTGTAACGATTTGGATTATCTAAATAAGTCAATGCTACTAATCTATGGACAAGTAACTTGCTTTCTTTTTTGTCTTTATGTAATCCAATTAAAAAATATCCCTGTCTATGCAAAGATGTTTTTTTTACTGAATCTGTGTAACAACTATAAACAATACCATCTTCTGATATTTTATAGTTTTCGTAACCTGGTATCTGTTTCATATTTATAAATTTTCTCCTGTTTCTATATCCCTTGGCCATGCTTTAATTGTTATTGATTCTCTAATCTCAAAGTAATCTACATCGTTTAGCTCAGATAGCAAAAGGATTTTTAGTACTTGCATCTCTGCATAATCTAGTGTCATCTTTTGTTCACCAATCTTAATCACAAATCCATCTTCAATATCTTTAATAGAACCTGCTTTTTGTCCTTGCAAATGCTCAGTCCATTCGCTATTATGAGAATATAGGCATACTGTTTTGCCATCCTCGTATTTAAGGTCATAGTCATAATCCATCTCTTCTCCAATATTGTTTTCTACATACACTTGTTTCATTTTAATTTGTTTCTTTGTTGGTTAGTTAATGTTGGTTTAAGTATTTTCTCTTTACCCTTATCTGACATATACAAGCTATTAGTGATATGAGCAAACTCTTTCTTGTCTTTAGGTGTTAAGTCTGGGTGCGTATTTATTCTATAAATCACATCTTGCATTGGTATAAATGTTTCGTTACTCATAGTCCTCAAATTTCATTGTTTCAGGTAAAAATCTTAATGCTAGGTTGCGTGTTTGTCCGTGTCTATTCTTCTCAACCTTACAGATAACTAAATCATTAGTAGCGTATTCTTTGCCACTAATTTCAATAGGTTCAGTCATTTCATAGTAAGCAGGTCGCATAAGCATAATAACTGCATCAGCATCTTGTTCAATAGAACCTGATTCCCTTAAATCAGATAACTGAGGCATCTTATCCCCTCTTTCCTCTACCCTACGAGATAATTGAGATAGGGCGATAATAGGTACTTCCAACTCTTTAGCAAGGGCTTTTAGGCTTCTACTGATGTAGCTAACCTCTTGTTCCCTGTTTTGGTTTGATTTGCCTGTACCACTCATAAGTTGGAGGTAGTCGATAAAGATTACCTTAATTCCATACTTTTGCTTTAAGATGGTGGCTTTTGCTCGGAGTTGGGTTACACTTATACCGCCCATATCTTCAATGTGGATAGGTGAGGTTAGTAACAAGTCATCTGTCTTTAGTAAAACCTTTCTTTGTGTAGCATCCAAAGTATTCATTCTAAGCCATTTTAAGGGCAGTTGTGAGCCGATTGACTCTAACCTTTCAACTAACTGTTCGGAGCTCATTTCGAGGCTAAAAACGGCCACAGGAACGCTATCTAAACAAGCTAGTTGATAGATACTAGAAAGCATAAAGGCAGTCTTACCCATCCCTGGTCTTGCAGCTACGATTACTAGGTCAGGCTTAACCCATCCGCATAGGGTGTTGTTTAGCTCATTAAAACCTGTGTTATAGCCCAATAAACCACCTTTTTGAGCCATATCACGAGAATAATTGATTGATAAAATAATATCTTCCATCATCTTCTCGTATATATTGCCAAACTCTTGTAGCTGAATGAGTTTTTTGGATACCTCGGCCATAAAGTCTATCGTTCCTTCCTCGCCATTGGTCGCCCCAACCACAAGCTCTCCACCCAGCACCACCAACATTCTACGCTTATAGAGTTCTATTATTAACTCTATATGGGCTTCTAGGTGAGCAGTTGATACCACATCTTTAGTTAACTCAGAAAGGTAGTAGGCATTTACTTGATCCGTTTGTTTAGCATCTACGATGCGTTGGTAGAGTGTAGTAATATCTATTGGGATATTCTTATCGTACATCTCTCTAATCGTTCTGAATACAAGCTTATGCTTATAGTCGTAGAATATATCCTCTTTTAAGTAGTTGATTACTAATGACAAAGATTTTTTGTCGATTAATAAAGAGCCTAGGATATTGCGTTCAATCTCTGTGTTTTTAGGTAGGTCTATTACATTCATTATTTAACTCTGATTTTTACTTGTTGTGAAATTTTGTTTTCATCCTTAAACCAAACTCCAATCATCTTTTGTTTCCAGTTCTTTACAGGCTTACCTTGAGTATCTTGCCAATCTGCGGTACTATAAAAATTATAAGCTCTTCTAGCTACATCATCTTTATATCCATTCTCTTTAAAATACAAAATAACTTCCTCTAAAGCAGGTGCTATAAACTTCTTCTTTGTATAAGATATATTATCTAATACAGGATTGTTTCTTTGTATAGGGGTAGTTTTCCCGATGTCGGATAAAACCGAGGTCGGCTTTTCTTGAGGTCGGTTAGCTAAAGCAGGAATTGCATATACAATATGATTCCATCCTTTAAAATGACCTTTCTCGTTAACTACTTTGTATGATAAAATATAACCTGCTTTTTGTAATCCCTTAAAAGCTAAGTCAACTTTATTTTTTTTATCCCCTAATAACTCATGTAGGTTATCCTTATAAACCACCCAATCCTTGGGTAAGCTTAAAAGAAAAGCCATTAATCCTTTTTGCTCTAGTGATAAATCCTTTGATTGACAAATGTCATTTGGGAGTTTAGCGTAGTTATCTTCTACTTCTTGTTTTTCAATCCTTCCAGTATTCATAAAATAAAAAAGCCCGCAGATTTGCTGAAGTCCGTACACTCCAACGCCTCCTTGGGCAATAAGTTCTTAATGCTATGTACGGATAGCATGACAAATCTACAAAGAATTTTCAAACTTCTCTATTGTCTTAAAAATCTCATAAGCAACTTGAGGAACTATAGCGTTTCCTGCTGCTTTAATTGATTCTCTTCTAATACTAGGAAAGGTTTTAATGTCCAATCCGGTGGGTAACCCATCATCTCGTAATAAAACATAGGGTTGTTTTGGCCAATTATCCCAGTTATTGATCTTATTCTTCCTGGAACACTCTCTATGTTCATTATCGTTGGTTCTCCCCTCAGTTTCTTTAATTCTTGTGCTTGTGGGCCTTGTGTATCTCTTGCTGTTGGAGTAGGCCACAAAGAAAACTCTTTGTCTTTTGTGAGGTGCGTTTTTGCCGCAAGCTGGAAGTATATACGCTTGTACTTCGTAGCCTTGATTTTCCATGTCAACTTGCACCTCATCGAATACCAATCCCCCCCCCCAATTAACAATTCCGAGTACATTTTCGCCCACGATCCAAGTTGGCTTAATTTCTTTAATTGTTCGCAACATTTCAGGCCAGAGATGTCGTTCATCTTCTTTCCCAAGTCTTTTTCCTGCACTTGAGTATGGCTGACAAGGGAATCCACCTGATAATACATCGATTGCTCCTTCGTGAATAGTAAAGTCTGTTTTAGTAATGTCATTGTAACTAATTGAATTTGGGAAATGATGTTTAAGTACTTTTTGTCCAAAGGGATTCCATTCGCAATGGAATGTGTTATCCCATCCCATCCAATGGGATGCTAAATCGAATCCTCCGATTCCGCTAAAAAGCGATCCGTGTGTCATATTGTGTCAGTTTTAGATATTCTAAAAACCACCTTCCTATTATCCACTATAAAACGCTTACGAGCAACAGGGTTAAGCGATTCACGGATCACTTGTGATGCTATCTTTGTCTTACGACTAGCCGCTGCCGCTGACTTAAATAGCACCTCTTCCATAGTGTCAGTATAAACCATTCTAATTGGTATTGAGTTCTCTAATCCTTTAATCTCATTCGGCATCTGGTTTGGGTTTAAAGTGGTTTTTTAGGCCCTTGATAAATGATTGGTTTGTTTCATGGAACTCCCTTTTAGAAAAATAATTCTCATCTACCTTACCGCCATCCATTTCATTTGGGTAAACGAGTATGTCATCATCGTAAAAGTTACGCACTCTTCCTGTATCGTAACACACCACTTTCCATATGGTGTTAGTATCAGTTCCGTAATCAATCCATGCGATTGCTTTTCCATAGCCTAGTGGGGTTAAAACATCTATTGTTTGTTCTAATTGTAGTATCATTATTAAATTTTATTTACATGATACAAATATTTTGCCTGAGATTCATCTGCAACAATATTGCAAAATAAAGTAATTACACAAACAGGTTGTGAGTTATACTCATCTGTAACTACTGTTTTTAATGTGCCATATAATTTTTCTCCCTTAGGTGTTATAATCAAATGTTGATTATGTGCATCAGTAAAAACTGAGCAAAATTTTGTTTGAAATTTATGACCAAAAGAAGATGGGACTTCTTCAATATTATAGTCAGGATACTTTTCTTGTAACTTCTCTTTTAAGTTTTGCATAATTATTTCTTTAATGATATTTTAAAGGTAGTAGTACTAAATTTAGGTGCAGGATAAATCATCTCGCCAGTTTCAGGATCAACCAATGGCTCTTTAATAGTCTTAAGTAAAGACTCTCTTTCCTTCTGCTTAAACTTAATAGCCTCAAGCTCTTGGTTATACTTAAGCCATGTATGGTCACCATCATAGGCATACTTAACTCCTGATTCTATTCTGCTAATCTCAGCATCAAGCACCATTGCCTTGCCTTGAGGATGCAAGTCTAACTGACTGATAACATCTTCTTTTAATTCAGCTCTAATTCCTTCTAGCAACTGAACTAATGCCTCTGCTTTAACGAGCATCTCAAGGGGATTCTCGCCTGTTTCTCTGAAATGTGATACAACTACTTGCTTAAGTAATTCTATGCTAAATTTGGATGGTGTAATTGAATTTAATTCAATAGATGGTAGTAAATTACTCATGTTATTTCTTTTTAGTTGTTAACGATTCTTTTTTAGCGGTCATTAATTTCATTAATTGTTGGTCTTTTTCTATATATTCCTTATTAGAAAAGAATATATCAGTTAAGTCCTTCATCCTAGCAGCAGCTTGGATATCTTTAATGATAGCATCACGATCTACCTCAACAGGCATCTCCTCTGCTACTACCTCAACTACTTTAGGTTTTTTGGTAGGTGCTTCCTCTTTAGCGAAGTCCATCTCCTCAGCAGGTGTCGCCTCGAATCCTGCTGCTTTCATCAACCAAGCAAGTAAGTTCCTATAAGCTTTACCAATCGCCCTTGTTTGTGCCATACTAAGAATAGCATATTCATCAAAGTATCTTTTAGTTTTTTCGGCATTCGAGCATAAGGCAATACCAGTAGCAACGAGCTGACCTGTCGTAATATTGCGTACTTCACAAGTCGCCATATATTTAATAGCAGTTTCATTTGATAAATCTTGAGTTGATGTGATAATAGGCATTAATCCAAGTGAAGCACCAGCAAATTGCCAACCTTCAACATTAACGAATTGTTTACCTTGTATATTACTTGAGAGTCCTTTTTCTTTTATCAACTGAGATAATTCAGTAGATAGTTTAAGCATCGAATCCTTGTTGATTAATTCATACGAAGGATTAGTTAATTGCATTTCCATTAGATAGAGTTTTTTGGTTAATTAAATTTTGTGTAAAGAACAATGCCTCACGAACTGGGTAAGTATCCCATAGCTCTACTAAAGCTTTCATAAGGATCAAATTGTTCTGCGAATAGTTAATGTTGTGGATGATTTTAGCAATAAACAATCTTTGTTCTTGCTCATCCCATTTTGAAAAATCACTCATAGTTTTTGGTGTTTTGATTTATAAAATATTGATAAGGTTTTCTATGTCAGTACTAACTAACTCATCTACATCGGATTGATCCTGTATAGATGCTATGCCGTGCATAACAGTACTATGGTCACGGCCAAACAAATCGCCAATAGATTTAAGCTTTAACTTAACTCTAGTTCTTATTAGATACATAGACATATGTCTAGCCATTACAAGTGTTCTGTATCTTTTTTTACCTCTAATCTCTTCATTAGTGATGTTGTAATAGGTACAGACCTTGGCTATAATCTCATTAGCAACTGCCTCTCTTTGTCTTGGGTTGAGCTTTGTCTTACGAATAGAAGGTATAGCCCAGTAGTCCATTTTATTCTTGATGTTCATAGATAGAGTTTTTAAGTTGTTCAATCTTTTTTGCGTAGAAAGCTTCTACAACTTCTATCATCTCCTCATCAGCCGCAGCTAAACGAGTTTTTATTAGGTAGGGTGAATAGCCTGTTACCTCACAAATCTTTTTTATATCGCCATATTTTAATAGGGCACGATAATCTCTAATCAGCATTTTTTAGTTTTTTATATAGTTTGTAATGTCTATCGATTGAACGCATTGCTCCTTCAATAGATGTGAAATAATCTCCTCTCCAGTAGTAGAACTTATCTAAGGGTTTTTTGCTATCCCAATGAATAAACATACCACGATAGAGGTAATCCTTTTTAATCCTTTGGGCATCTATTGTGACCATAAAATAGTCACGAAGCCCTTTTTGTTTTAGATGTGATGGGGTTGGGTGCACGATTGCAGATTTTTATTGGGTGATTGAATAGCGTGTTTCTAGTACTTGCACAATAGGTTCAGTCTTTACTCCACTAGATATGTTTATAAATCTGTCATAAGCTTTCTCCTTGCTATGACTTAAGCTATTTTCCATAAATAACTCATCTTTTCTAGTGTAGTAGATTACTGATTGCGTTACTACATTTGTTTCTGTTACGAACTCGAATTTTGCCATGTGTTTAAGGTTTTTTGGTTGTTTAAAATATCCCTGCCCCTATAAGGACAACCCACTAACGGTTATTAATTTATTAGATTAAACAGGGATAGTGCTTTAAGTGTTAGGGTAAATCTTGTTAAGTTTTTTGTGTCGTTCAAAGTAGCTTTGTGCCCCACGAGATTTTTGCTGACTCATAATGTTCTCGTGATACACAGGATCAAGAAAGGTTTTTGCCTCATAATTGTAGTAAACCTGGTCACCACGACTAAAGTTTTTGCCAGTCAGACTGCATCTGCAATCATACTTGGCGGTGATTAATTCAAAATTCATAGATGGGTTTTTTGTTTTGTTTGGTGAAATTAAGGAGTTTTTGTTATTATTTCAGATTTTTATGTTAAAGTTTTCACAAAAGATTTTTGCGTGATCCGACCAGATTTTTGTCCGCATGGGATTTTTAGCAAGTTTTTGTTAGCGTAAGCAGACTGTTGCCATGGATTTTTGGGGAGTTTTTGCATAGGGTTTTTGGCAGGTTTTTGGCCATAATATATAAATTTATTATTAGTTGCATAAACAACTAATGTTTAAACATTAATGTTATAACATTGATATATTGCAATATCCTAAGCTTATAACAGTATAAAAATACCGTTTAAAGCTATTTTAAGCCTCAAATTTGCCCTATCTTTATAAGTTGATATAAGGATACTAACTAAAAAAAAGAAGCCTAAAAAAGCCCTAAATTTAACGAGCTAGAAAGTCCTGGTAAGCTTTGTTAGTTCTTTGATCCTGGCTTAGTTCCTGGCTTACTTTATTTGCTATTGCCTGCAGCTCCTTTGTATATAAGTCCTGCAGGAATTCAAGCCAATACCGTTGCTTAGGATCATTCAAGGCCTTAATTTTGTTTATCTTGTTTTTTAGTGCATAGATATTCATAAAATATTAATTTAATGAGCTCCTTTGCCAGGATACGATCCTGCAGCCTATAGCAACAAAGGATATAAAAAAGGGCCCTATTAAGGCCCTAATTTAATTAATTAGAATAAGAAAATTTAATATTTCGAGCTTTCAAGTCCTTTATTGACTGGCTGGCTTTTGATCCTTTCGGCTGCTGCCCATGAATTAATAGGGCAAAGCTTTCTTTAGTCTTATATGCTGCCTCGTCTGTGTGATCTATTAATAAACCTAGTTCCTCGGCTTGCTCAGGACTGTATACTACTTTTGCAAATTTTAAGCCGTGCAAATTAATTTGAGCATCTAATTTGCCACCTTCCGAGGCATTAAGGACTAAATTAGTAGGTATGTCCTTAATATAATTAACCCAATAAATTAAACTTTTAGTGTAAGCATAAAATAAGACATTGGGCCTAAGCTTTGCCACCTGCAGCCATGCTAAAAAATAAGACTCGTTAAAAAAGTCACCACTAACATGAATTCGTACTATATTAGCTTTTTTAGGTAAGCTTTCTAAAATAAGATCTGCAGCTTCATTACTACTAAGCTTTTTTAATAGGTCGAAATTGTGCCACCTGGCAATCCTTACATTGGGATAAACAGCCTCAGCACTTGCAGCAAAGCACCTAAATTGGGTATTGGGGCCATCTGTTAATTTGCCAGTTAGTTTATCTGCTTTGCTTAAGCATTCGTTTGCGAAAGGGCATGAATGACCAGCAGGCAAAGAAAAGGTATAAATATTTTTACCCAATTTTGCGTTTCCCTGTTGAAATTTTAATAGTTGCATGATTTTTGAATTTAAGGTGAGTTATTTATTTAATTAGTGTTTTTAGTTCTTTTTTGAGCTCCTTTGCCTTTGATCCTCTATAGGTTGAAGCATTGCTAAGAAAGTATAAAATGATACTTTTGGCCGTGTCCTGGCCGTAATTTTCAAGCTCGTTATTAATTGTAAGCATGGCGGCAAGGTAGGGCCGTGCCCCAAAATAAGGAGCTTGCCAGTCGTTTAATATTTCCTCGGCAATCTTATAAACTGGCCTTGAATTAATTGTTTGCATTCTGTTTATTTTTATAGTTATTAAAAAAGTATCCTTTGTAGAATATGAATTCAGCTTCTCGGCTAGTGTAACCGTATGAATAGAATTTATTTTGTTGGTGCAATCTTTCAAGTTCTTTGTAAATTTTAGTCCTTTCGGGCCTGCAGCATTGTTTGATTGCGAAAAAAGTTTCAATATCTTGCTGCCTTTCTTGAAAGTAAAGCAAGTAGGTTTTTTTAGTAAAGTTTAACATGGCTATTTATTTTTAATTGTTTGATAAATTGTTTTAATTAAGGTATAAATTAGAATTGAGGCTATAAATAGGGCAATCAATTCAAATAAGCTAATTACTTGCATTTTCTTTGATTAATAGGTGGATTAATAGGCGTAATAAAGTACCTACAAAATAGGTAACTAAGCCAATAAATAAAATAGGTAGTAAAGTTTCTGTAAATTGGTACATGGCATTAGTTATTAATAGTTAAAAAATAGTTATCAATTTTAGCCTTTGCCTTTGCAACGCTATCAAAGTTTAATGAGAATGTCCCAAACATGGGTAAATTGTTTAAGGAGCTAGTTGTAATTTCCTCCTGAACATTAAGTTCTTCACTAATGTAGGTACTTAATTCAAAGCCTTTGTAAATTTCCTGGCTGTAAAGTATTGCGTTATTCATAATAAAGGTGCCAATTGTTTTATATTGACTCAGTAAAGATAGGTATAAATATGAAATAAACTTAAAAATAATTAAATGATATGTTAAATTGCCGTTAAAATTGTTAAATTGAATTATTTAGTATATATTATATTAGTATATACAATAAATAGGTAACTTATATAATTATATACTGTATTAATACAATAGTATGTTATTGGTATATTGTATATGATCAATAAAGGGATATATTAGTATATACAATTATTGTAAGTATTTTAGATTATCAGTTAGCTAGGCCATGAAAGTGCCTAAACGATCAATAAAGTAAAAATACATATTTTTGGGCCAGGTAACCGGATCAATTGAATAGGGTAGGGGCTGACAAGGTGGCTATTTAACATAATATAGATTATCAGTAATTGGCATAGTACCCTATACCCTGTTTATTCGTGTAGGAATTTAGGTGCGTGCCCTGTGCCCTCCAATATTCTGATATAAAACAATATTTTAATGTTTTTTCACATTCTGATTTTTTTTATTTTCCTATATAACCCATTATAATTTATTATAATATGAAAGACACAGTAGCCAAGAGAACTTACAGATGTAAATGCGGAGTATCTACAGAGGATTATGTTTGGGATAGTTCCATAAGGGAACATACCATCAAGT